ATGATAACTTTTCGGAGCAATACGCGCGCGCGAAACAAGAAAGTGCCGATGCTATGGCAGAAGAAATACTTGATATATATATATATATATACTATGTGGGACAGGAGTAACGCTACACTCGCTACACGCTACAAGCGTGGTAAGGATAGTTTGTAGACACTTCCGCACCGTGGTTGTATAATTATTGGATTATTATGAAAATATCAATTGATAGAGAGTTTAGTAATAGAGAAGAATTAGACTCTTTCATTCGTTCTCGTTTCGGTGAAAATCAAGAGGAAAATATAAAACACGAGATTGAGGTAACGAGTGAAGAAGCGCAAAAATTATCTTTAGACAATTCAACTAAAGTGTTTGGGGTGCGCACAGTTATAATAGAATAATCTACTTAGGTGAGATATGGATACAACAGTAACAGTACAAGGAGCAGAAGCACGAAAGAAGATTAAGAAGGGAGTATTAGCAGTTTTTAATGCAGTCCGTGTAACTCTCGGCCCAGAGGGACGTAATGCACTTTTGCCACGTACCTATAACCGTGGCCCTCGTATAACAAATGATGGATATACTGTTATAGAACATGCACGACAGCTCAAAGATCCGCACGAACGTCTTGTGGCAGAATCGTTTGCAGAGGGTTCCAAGAGGACTAATGAACTTGCAGGCGATGGAACCACCGCAACTTCAGTATTCGCAGGCAATCTATTTTTTGATATTATTGACCAACTACCTGACAAGGATATTCCATCTATTCAAGGAAAATCCTCAAAGGGCACTCGTGCTATTCGTAAAGAACTTAAAGACATTAAGGAAACTGTTATACAGAAAATTAAGGACAGAGCAGTGAAGGTGCAGACACTTGAAGACTTGCAAAACATTGCACGCATTTCTATTGGAAAAGAAGACATTGAGATAGCCGACAAAGTAGCGCAACTCGTGTGGGATATTGGCCGTGATGGAGACAACTTTGTGGATAACCATGTGGATGTAGTAGAGGGATTCAAGGGTGAAGTTGAAATTGAAAAGACTGTTGGTATGCACTTCCCCGCAAAACTTGCGCACCGGGCTTTTATTACAAAACCAGAACGCTTTGAAATGATTGCCGAGCAGGTACACATTCTCATCACTAATCACGAGCTTGATAATCCATACATTGTCACTGAGTTACTGACTAAGGTATGCGTGAAAGAAGGTATTTCAAAGATTGCATTCTTTGCACCAAAGTATTCGACACCTGTTATTCAGTCACTCATCAAGACAACTCAGAATGGACTCTTTTGTTATCCTGTACTTATTCCATCACTTCGCACTGAGCAACTCGAAGACCTAGCTGCATACACAGGTGGCACCGTCATTGATAAAGACAAAAGAAAACTCACCAACGTAATTGCTACAGACCTTGGATACGCTGAAAAGATAATTGTGCGTGATACGGAAGCACGAGATGATGCTAAACTCATGGGAGGCCGTGGAGAGAAGACAGAGAGTGTACAACTACGCAAAGAGGTACTTCGTGGACAACTCATAGAAGCAAAGAGTGACCTTGCAAAAATGACTCTTGAGAAGAGAATTGCAAACCTATCAAGTGCTATGGGTGTAGTACGTGTAGGAGCATCAACAAGCGCAGAGCAACTATTCCTGAAACTCAAGATAGAAGACGGTGTGTTTGCGTGTAAAGCAGGACTTCAGGAGGGATATGTGAAAGGAGGAGGTCTTTGTCTCAAGGAAATTGCAGAAGAGATGGAGCCTAACCTGCTTACCAATGCACTGAAAAGCCCATACAATCAGATTCAAGAAAACGCAGGGCAGTATATTGAGATTGATGATGATGTTATAGATCCAGCTAAAGTAATCAGATTGCAGGTGGAGCATGGTGTGGAAATTGCAGCAACTCTTGCAACCGTAGATCTACTCATTGCAGATGAAGCAGACCGCCCTGTATATGATGGATACGAAACCGTAGCAAAAGCAATCGCAAAGGGAGTGTACTACGACGCAAAACACCGTGGCCTCATTAAGGACTCAGAAGATGAACAAGAAGCAGACAGAGAACGAGCGTTTGAAGAAGCACTCTTGAATGATAAGTGATATAATACAAAGCAATGTCCACTATCGTAAAAACAGCAGGTAAACAATTTAGACTCTACGGAGAAGACGGAGAGAACCTTGGTACGTTTGCTAAGATGCGTGAGGCGAAGAAGCGACAATTAGAACGTGCAACATGGCAGAAGATGCAACCTAAGAAAAAGAATGGCAAAAAGTAATCCGAATAAAGTAAACCAGTACACTAAGCCAGACCCTAGACAGTCTTTGTTCCTTTCATACTACATAGACCCAAAGAGCGAGACGTTCTCTAACGCATATAAATCTGCTTTAAAGGCAGGATATGAGGAAGAATATGCAAGTACCATACTAAACCAAGACCTTGCCTGGTTATCAGAATCACTTAGTGACGCTTCACTATTACATAAGGCTGAAAAGAGACTCAATCAGATACTAGACTTTGAACCTGTAGACGGAGAAGGAAGGATAGACAACTCACTAATTGCTAACCAGATGAAAGCAGTAACTCTTGTTGCTAAAGGAATAGGAAAAACAAAATACAGCGAAAGGGTAGAACAAACGGGGCCGAATGGTAAGGAATTACCAACGACGCTTCTTGTAAAAATAATAGGAAATGACACAGAAGATAATGGAGATACCGACTGAGTTTAAACGCCTCCTTGATACTGATTGGCGTGAAGCAGCAGTGTGGGGTGGAAGAAACTCACTCAAGTCACATACAGTAGCCCGTATACTACTCATACGAGCAAGGCAAAAGACAACACGCATCTTATGTTGTCGTGAAATGCAGAACAGTATTGCTGATTCAAGCCACCAACTACTCGCGGACTTGATACGACTATATGACCTTACAGATTTTAAAGTCACAGATAAGTCTATTGTGAACTCAATCAACGGCTCAGACTTTCTCTTTAAAGGACTTCACAGGAACGAGCAAAGTGTAAAATCAACAGAAGGTATAGACATTGCATGGGTAGAGGAGGCTCAATCAATTACCGAATCATCTATTGAAATTCTCACACCTACTGTCCGTAAAGACGGCTCACAGATTATATATACATACAACAGGCTTGAAGAAGAAGACCCTGTGCATAAACGTCTTGTCATTGAAGGGCGACCGAATACTCTGCTTATCAATGTGAACTATGATGTAGCCCTCAAATACGGGATGATGCCCGATGTTATTCGTCTCGAGATGGAGGATGATAGAGCAAAGCGACCAGACCTCTATAAGCACAAATGGCTTGGAGAACCACTCATGCTCCTTGAGAGTCGTGTGTACAAAGGATGGCAACAGATTGATGAGGTGCCACATGGGGCTAAACTAGTACGTAGATGGCTAGACTTTGGATACTCAAACGACCCTGCTTCATGTGGAGATGTTTACGAATACGATGGTGGATACATTCTCGATGAACTTGCATACCAGACGGGGCTAACGAATCATAGCCTAGCGTCTATTATTCTTCAAGATGAAGACGTAAACGGGAAGACACTCACTATCGCAGACTGCTCAGAGCCTAAGAGTATTGATGAGATTAAGATGGCAGGAGTAACAATACTTCCAAGCGTGAAGGGTGCAGACTCAGTGAACTTTGGTATCAAGGTAACTCAGGCAGAAAAGATATGGGTGACACGTCGCAGTATCAACACATGGAAGGAATATTTAAACTATGTATGGATGACAGATAAAGATGGTGTCATACTACCTATACCAATGGATATATATAATCACAGCATGGACGGAATACGGTATGCAATTACTTCATTGAAGCATACAAAGCCCGCAAGCGTGAAGATAAACAAACCAACATACACAGGATATAACCGACGTTGACATTGCACACAATTACTAGCACATGTTATAATGTACACAAATACGGTGAGGTATTCTCAACTCAATGATTGAGACACTACCAAGAAAAAAAGTAGTTTCATCTTTTCAACCTAGTGCTGACGTGCAAGAGGTTACTTCTATTGTTAGAAAGGACTATGGAATAGGGCACAACATCCTCACAAAATCGTGGGTAGAACTTAATAACCGAAGTGTTCTTGATGACCGTGACCGTGGACAACGCACGTTTAACGCATTTGTTGATGAGAGTATCGAAGACCCTGCAACCGCATGGCAATGGCGAGGCCGACGCTCAAAGGCACGAAACAAGGCTATCCAGATGCACGCATACATGACTTCCTCGTACATCATCCCTGGTTTTATTGCACAAAACGATGACGATGAAGAAGATAGAGACTTCAGTGACGCAATGCAGGACACCGTAGAGTGGATGATATACAACTCTAACTACCGTGACTCATTCCTCAAAGCCTCCATGGGTATGCTTGTGAATCCTGTAACATACATGGGAGCAGAGTACTGTGAGGTGTATCAGACAATTAAAGAAAAAACTGATGCAGGATACACAAAGAAAGAGGTACTTGACGAGGTACTTTCGGGCTTTAATGCTCCTGTGTACAGCGCAGACCAAGTGCTTATCTCTAATGCCTTTGAACAGAATATACAGAGACAACGCGTAATAATCAAACGACGATACATTGACTACTCAGAAGCACAGGCAAAGTATGGAGAGCATGAGAACTTTGAGTATGTAACTCCTGGAATCAAGGCTATCTTTGGTGAAGATGGGATGTTTTATGATGTAAAAGACGACGACAACTCACACCTTGTAGAGGAAGTTATATGGCAGAATAGGCGCGATGACAGCGAAATCCCATTCCTTAATGGTATATACATGGGTGCTACAAACGTAGACGCTAACCCTATTAAACACCGAGATAACCGTGGCGCACCAAAGTACAACGTTATTCCTTTTGGATACCAGAGAATCAATGAGCACTTCTTCTTCTTCAAGTCACTCATGAACGCGCAGTATTGGGATGACCAATTGCTTGATGAACAATACCGCATGGGTATGAACCGTGCTTTTCTTGATACCAATATGCCTGTAGCAGTCACAGGTGTGGATAACCCCGATATTTCTAATCTCGTATTCCCTAGTGCAGTCGCAGCATTTTCTAACCCAGATGCAAAGGTAACACCACTTCTTCCACAGGCTAATCTCGGCAATCTCTTTAACGCAATGCAGATAACGGAAGCAAGCATGGAAGAAAGTTCCATGTCTGCCCTCTCAGGTGGACAACTCCCCGAATCGTCAACCACCGCAACGGCTATCAGTGTGGCTCAAAAGAACGCCGAAATGATACTCAAGGGTGTAGGGGCAAACCTTGCTATTTCAATCACACAGTACGGAAACCTCATGGCTGACATTGCTATCCAACACATCACTGCACCACAAGTGGATGAAATTACAGCCGGAGAGGTACGACTTAAATACAGGACACTTACAGTAAACAACAAAGTGGTAGACGGAAAGCAAATGTCTAAAGTGCTTCGCTTTGATGAATCACTTCTCGGGCATGACATGGATGAAGACGAGAAGAATATACGCTCACTCGAACTCCTAGAGGAATCAGGCTATCCAAAGCAAACAAAGTCTATTTACCTTATAAACCCTCTTCTTTTTTCGCGCCTCAAGTATCTTTCAAAGGTAGAACCGACAAAGATGTTCCCACAATCAGAAGAATATCGACAGGCTATTCTTACGCAGTTCTATGCGCAAATGGTAAATAATCCATACATAGAACTAGAGGCACTCACACGAAAGGTTTCATACGCTTTTTTCAAGGGTGAGACTGAGGAGATTATGAAGGATGAAGACCAAATCAAACAAGATCAAGAGGCGATGCAAGCACCACAGACTGTGATGGGACAGCAAGCAGTAAATGGTGCGACAGCGCAAATGGCGTGATATAATATAAACAATTTTTAGTCTAAATAATCAAATATGGATATTCCAGCAGTAGTAAAAGGGTACGAACTCACAAATCAGGATAAAGTGCGTCGCGCATTAGAGGGGGCACCATCACGTACAGGTGAAGCCGTGGGAGGTATCCTGCAACCAGATGGCACATACGATGAAGATTTGCTTCTTGCAATGTATGACAAGATGGGTGGCGGTATCAGAAAGAACGGTGATGTGGTAAAGATGGGTTCATTCTATGATTTTGCACGTAAGGCACCACGTACAGAACCCGCTGTTGTACTCACATTTCGTATCAATGGTGAGATTGTAGATGTACCAGCAGAGGCAGAAGTGCCAGCACTTGTAAAAGCGGCACAAATATTAGCAAAACAAGAGAAAGTAAATAAGAAAAAATAACTATGAAAGTAGCACCTAGAAAGGCTCTCGCAATGGGCAAGAAGAAAGGAAAGAAAACAGGTAAAAAGTGTTAACTATGAATAACGACGAGCAAAGAATCCTCCAAAAGCACTTACAATTCATCCTTTGTGATGTATTTAACCTGCCTATGGAGGAAGACTTGCTCAAAATCAGTACGCCTACTAAGTGGGTGTACAAGGGCAACGAACTACCCGAAGCGAACATTATAGAACTCAAGTCGCAAGCATCAAGACTCCTTAATTCAGAATTATGGAAGATACTTAAAGGAGCAATGATGCACGATGCACAACAAAGAGCATTGAACTTCTCAAAGACAGAGAGCGACATTGTAGGAGCAAAGATGGAAGTGTACCTAGTCAATCAAATAGAGACAGTACTCAAGCATATGACTCAATAGGGTTGCTTGATTGGCTGTGTAACTCACCTTGCACGGCCGCTCAAGTTACTCTACGGGGTAACGACCACTCCATATGGAGATGTTACTAAACTAAATAGATGCCGACGGGCTATAAAAACGATGGAAATAAAACCTACAGAACAAGAGACAGCGCAAGCTGATGTAACAGAGACAGTTACTACGGAAACCGAAGCGCAAGCAGAGGAATCTAGTTCTTCACAAGAAACTGACTATGAAGCGTTGATTGAGGCTGAGCGAAAGCCCGACCCTGAGAAAGCAAAGGAAGCGTTCAAAAAGCGACAAGAGAAGCGCGTAGAGCACGTATCAGAAACCGAAGAAGGCGAGGATGAATCCGATGAGGATAAACCCATGACTCGTAAGGAGATAGATGCGTACCTAGCACGCAAAACTCAAATGATTGTAGCCGAAGCAAATGCAGAGCGCATTACTGAAATTGCAACCGAATTGGCAGACACAGACGGAGAGGCACGATTCATTATGGAAATCCATAAGAATCGAATTTTCCCCGAAGGTATGTCACTCCGTGACCAACTTAGTGAAGCACGAGCGATTGCAAACTATAAGCGTATGTCCGCTAAGAATATGGAACTTGCACGAAAGGTAACAAGCAAAGAAACAGCATCAAAAGACACCTCTACAGGCATCCAAGAAACTACATCATCTGAGCCAAAGATAAGTGCAGACCTAAAAGCCTCACTTAGAAATGCAGGATTTTCTTTTGACAATACTCTCAAGGTATACACAAAGACACTTCCAAATGGAACGAAGATGTATAGTGACCCAAAGACAGGTCGCCGAGGTATGCTTCATTAATCAGAATTACAACGCATTTAGCAACGTTGCTATAAAAAGCAACATAGTAATTTAATCGCGAATGTCAAATACATAAGACATTCGTTTTAATCATGGTAGCAGACCTTTCAATTATCGGACCAGCAGCAGCACTCAAGCGATACATCGTTGCGGGTGGTACTGCAATCGAACAAGGAGAGCCACTTCACAATCTCGGTACTCTTTCTTCAGGAGTTTCTTCTGTAAATACATATGTACTTGCAGCAGCAGATACACCAGTCGTGGGCACTCACAGGTTTGGGGGTGTGGCAGAACGTAAATCAGACAACAGTGGTGCAGGTACAACCCTTGAACAGTTTATTACTTGTGGATGTCCAGTACCAAATATCGGCCGTATTCGTGGTAAGGCTGAAACCGCAGCAAACGTTGACACACTCTCTGAGTTAGCACTTCTCCTTGGAGACGTAGTGCTTATTGACTATTCAGCAACAGGCGCATCAGACGGTGGACAGTTGTACACAATCAAGGATGCAGCATCAGCAGATACTTCAGGTCTTGAACTTGCAGGCGGAAACGTAGCAACACAGACACTTGATGTATTCGTAGATGTACGCGCATACCGACACGACGTTTCCTAGTCTTAATTAGGATTATTCACTTAATATATAATTAACATGAATCCAGTAGGAGGACACACTGGGGGAATGTCCCCCGACGCAGTACAAACCGAAATCGACGGAGTAGCATGGGAGAAATATCAGCGAACAGAACAACCAGGATATGTTTCTGCATCTGATAACTTCTTCTTTATGCAGGACACTTCAAATCTCATGGCATACACATGGGATGAGGATAGTAATGTGGGAAGCTTTGAGGAGACAGACGAGCAAGAGACTATTGCTGATACTGACACACGTATTGGTAACACTAAGACGAAGCGTCAGCAAAAGTGGACAAAGCAAATTCCTGTTTCTCTCGAAGCATTCAAGGCAGACGCAATAGGAAAGCGTGCTAAAATCGGTTCACAAATTGGTGACCGCGCACGTCTTACACAAGACAAAGCAAGTATCCTCAACACTTATGGAGATGCTTTTGCAGGAGCAAAGAACACAACACCAGACGGACAAGCATGGGCTTCAAACTCTCACGTAACTCTAAAGAACATTACAGTTGACAACCTTGAAACAGGTGCGCTCAATGCTGATAATCTTTGGACAGCTGTACTATCGCTTGCAAACCAGAAGGCGCAAGATGGTGAACTTGGTGGATACCAATTCGAAGGTCTTCTTGTACCATTCATCCTTTACAAGACTGCAAAGGAAGTTATGGACTCAAGCCTTGTACCGTTCTCAGCAGAGAATCAGATTAACCTCTTTGACACCGTTTATGGCGCTGTCCGAATTGGAGCATCTGCATTCCTCGGAAGTGCGTACAACTCACACACAAACGCGAACACTTCATACCATGTATTATCAGGAAGCCACATGGCAACACGTCAAGTGTTCATGGACTTCAACACAGACCTTATTGACCCAACAAAGACAGCGAACGACACATGGGCATACCGTGGCCGTTTCATTGAGACCCACTTTGTACAGTCATTCTGTGGATACGTAGGTTCAAACGGTACTACAGCCTAAATTACCAACTAACCAATCAGAAACATGATTAAAACACTTAGTGTATCAGCAGTCGTGGCTCTCGTAGTCGCATTGTTGGTGGTAAGTCTGGTTGGTAATCAATCAGGCGAACAACTTGGAGCAGGTACGAACTTCACCAATGGTCTTTCCTACGGTGGAAAGGGAGTAACTAACCTCACAGACGCGGATGGTGGAACATACACGCTTACGCAAGCAGAACTTGCGAATAGCACAGTGCTTCACTTTAACGCAAGTGGGGCAGGACAGGCCGCTATTGCACTTACATTTCCAGCAACTACATCTATGACAAGTCTTATCCCACGAGCGGGAGAATGTCGAGAATGGATTTATGACGCTTCGGACTTGAGTGCAGCGACAACTACTACTCTTACTAAAGGTACTGGTCATAACATCATTGCGTACACAACAAACGATGACGTTATTGACGGTGCAGAACTCAGTGAGATTCGTATGTGCCGACGTGCTAACGGAGATGTCGATACTTTTGTAACAGAAATGTTGCAAGCCGACTAACCTTGCTCTATTCATCATCTCAGCAATGAGGTGATGGAGTAGAGTCGGGTCGGGTGACTCATTAACATTAAAAAACATTATGACAGCAACAAATAAATCACTGATTGTTCTCCTCATTGCAGTTTTTGCAGTGATTGTATCAATCTTTTTACCTGCAAAAATACAAGCGTATCTTACAAAAGATGTAGACTATAGTTTTTCAGACATAAACCGTTTCTATCACTACACAATGTTCAGTGCGACCACAACGCAAGCAACATCAACACCTATTATTATTGCAGGCGCAGCAAAAACAGAAGTGTATTTTACACGCCTCGGTGCATCTAACAGCGTAGCGACTTCTACATTTAACGTACAGGTTTCACCAGACGGCACAAACTGGTATGACTATAATAAACTTATATCAAACGTATCGAACACAAACGGACAAACAATGACTCGTGTATCTTCAGTGTCTCTTGTGGGAGCAACATCAACTACGATTGTCGCCCTTGACCTACAATTTGATACATTCCGTAACCTACGTTGTATCTCTACACAAGCCTCTACTACTCTTGAGACTACAGACGGAAGCACTTGTACTGTATCAGTACTCAATAAAATATAACTACTATGATTAGTATCAACGAGCTAGAGAATCATCTTATCGGGCTTTCTCATGGAGGAACCTTGAATAAAGTTCGTAATAGATACTACTTGTATAACCGTGTTGCAAACACCATACTCTCGAAGATTAAACCTCTTGAGAGTGTCCGTGTATCACAACTTATTGTTTCAACCGATAACTACGACTACACACTTCCCTCAGACTTCCACTCGCTTATCGGCATCTACCCACAAGGAGAGAGAAACTGGAATGAAGAAGGCGAGCGCACAACCTTCGAGGACTTTGACCGCATGAAAAAGATAGACGACAAGAAGTTTTCTATCGAGGCTCTGAACGGTACAAAGAAAGTACGCATAGATTGGGACACCCGACCATCTAAAGTACTGCACTCTATGGAGTCATATAATGGAAATGGTACATGGGTAGCAAGCGGAGCCACTACAAACATCCTTACCGATACGATATATAAGACTAGTGGCGGTGGCTCTGTACGCTTTGACGTAGGCGCATCAGGATCAGGTATTGCAAACATTACCATGGCATCTCTTGACCTCACCACAGAGGATGAAATAGCTGACCTCTATCTTTCTTTCTACATCAAAAATACTGTAGAACTTGCAAAACTCACCTCAGTAACGGCGGTGTGGGGTAATGATGTAACCACAAAGTACTGGACAGGAGTAGCACAGACAGCAAACGCAGACGGCACAGCCTTCCACATTGGATGGAATCAAGTAAAGTTTCCATGGAGTACTGCGACAGAGACAGGAACCGTCGACCCTATAGCAATAGACTCCGCAAAGATAACCTTTGCTACTACAGGAACGCTTGATGACGTGCGTGTAGACAACCTCATGTTTTCTATCGGCTACGCCTTTGACATAAAGTATTACTCAAAGTATCTCTTCCAAACTTCAGCAGGCATATACATCAATCAGCCTACTACTGACACCGACCTTCTCATTCTTGACAATGATGCTCTCAATATCTTTATTTATGAAGCGTTAGATGAAATGAGTTTCCAAATGGAAGGAGAGGGCAGGACAGCAGACAATGAAAAAGCAACTAAGGCACTCTGGGGTAATCCACAAGCACCAGACTATGCAGGCCGTATGGGACTCTACGCATCATACAGAGCAAACTACCCTACTCAAGAAAAAAAGATTATCTCTAGTTACGGCATGAAGCCTAAATGGAATAGAACATGAAGAAATACTCTGTTGTAGATGAGACATTGGCATACGTCACTGCTACTGATAGCACAAACAGTGACGAGCGTAATCTCGTGGCTGGCTCACGAAACGTGATCATCGACCAACAGAGGAAAGTACGTACTCGGAATGGAAACACACGGCTTGGTGTAGCAAACAGCGCACTCACAGGGAATAGAAATGGTATAACATGGAATACATCTACGAGTACTGAACTCATGTTACGTGTATATGATGATGAACTTGAGGTGTATCTCACTACAGTGGACAGTACAGTCCTTAACACGTTCTATCGTGTGATGCAAGGAATAACCACTACTACAAAACCCCGATTCACTACATGGTACTCCGACACAGAGAAACTTGACCTCCTTGTATTCGTTTACGGCAATGCAAATACCTACGCATGGGGCGGGGGAGTGTGTGTCGTGGACTCAGTGACCGCAGATACCATCACTAAAACGGGTACTGACACCTTTGCAGAGGCGCGATTTTTTACCGCAGGAAATAAGACGCTGGTAAACACGCGCACGGGTACGGAATACACATATACGGGCGGTGAAAGCACCACAACTCTCACAGGAACCTCAGCAACCACCGATATAATTGCAGGAGACGTTCTTGTGCAGAAAGTAATCACTAATAGTAATTCACCCGCAGCAAATAGAAACAATCACACAGTATACACCTTTGAAAACCAATTCTGTGTGGCCTCAGACGATGACCAACTTGTGTATATTTCTAAAAATAACTCATACACCACATTTACATACTCATCCCCACGCCTTCCAGGAGAGGGAGCCTTGCTTCCGCTCGACGATTCAGCAAAAGCATTTGGAACCCTAGAGGAAAAACTTATCATTTTTGCAGGCAAGAGTTCAATCTACCAAGCCGTGTCTAAAGAAATAACCGTAGGCTCTACGCTTTCCGAGACATTGGATGTCACTAAGTTTCAAACAGGACTCGGAGAGAGCGCACAGAGTCAAGAGGTAGTGGCACAGGTAAACAGTACCCTTGTGTACCTCACCCACGAACCCGCTATCCGTGAACTCTTTTCTACCTCAGAATTACAGGGAGGTGGCAAACCGCGTACCCTCTCAAACCCTATCAAACCTGACTTTGACGCTGAAGACTGGACGAATGCAACTGCACGTTGGCACAAGAACGCCTACTGGCTCTCTGCACCCGAAAATGGACATGTATACATCCTTGAGTACCGCGAAGATGCTGACGGCAAGCTACGACGCTTCTGGCAACCCCCACAAACCATGTTTATTGGTGCATGGGTGACTCTAGGAGATGTTTTATACGGACATTCGAGTGTAGTACCAGAAACATACAAAATCATGGACAGTGAGGCATTTTCAGACGTAAATTCAAACGACGATAAGATGCCGATACTCTGTGTAGCAAAGTTTGCATACCGCAACTTCGGTGACAGAGCACGCTTAAAAAACTTTGATGAGTATTTTGTGGAAGGAGAGATAAGCCCATCAACCAATATAACCCACACGCTCTATTACGATTTTGGTGGAAACACACAGAGTATTGAAACAACTATTGAAGGAACCAATGCAGACATACTCGAAGAAACATTATCAAACGTAGCCCTCGGCCAACAGCCATTAGGCTATAGTCCTTTAGGTGGACGTCTATCAGCCCCAGAAGTTTCGGCTAAGTTTCGTGCTATAATAGAGATTGCTAAGGAAGATTTTTTTGAAATACAAGAAATATTCCAAACTGACGACATTGATAAATATTGGAGCGTCATCTCTCGTGGAATCAACGCACAAATATCTAGCAGACAACCCGTTAATAAGAAATTTTAATATGAACATTCTACATTCAATAGGAGCAGGTATCGCAAGTATAGGACTTTTTATTGGTAGTCTCTTTGGCTTCACACCAGAACAAGTCTACGCACCAACACCAGATGTACAGACCGAAGACCTTGGTCGTGCAGTCAATCCAGTTGCAACAAATAATTATGTTATTGCAGGTTCAGGTATATCTTCCTCTGCGTCTACAATCGTACTCTCCTCATTCACTGCACCAGTATCGGGTATTCCATACACAATGGCTAATTTTGGGGATGGGGTAAATGCTAAGGGATACCTCACAATCGAACCAGGAAGCAAGACACGACAAGAGATAGTCTCTTTTACAGGCATCACACAAAATAGTGACGGCTCTGCAACACTTACAGGCGTGTCCCGTGGACTCCTTCCTTTTTCTCCTTTCACCGCATCTACAACGTATGCAATCACACACAATGGTGGCTCTCAGGTAACAGTCTCAAATCCACCACAGCTCTATGATGCTATTTATTCATACATTGACAATGCAACGACGAGTGGAGCGGTAGACGGTACGGTATCTGCTAAAGGAATCTACGAAACTGCTACAGGGCTTGAAGCTGCAAGTACTACAGCAATAGGAGGTGGAAATACATCTGCAACGCTTGTCCTTACAACACTTATTTCAACAAGCACAGGTGGGGTTGCTAGGACTATACCAGTAACGGGGTCGACAGGTAAAATTGACGGTGCATTTTGTTGTACAGGGTCTTCTACTTTTACAGGGCCTGCCACTTTTGTTGGGGGAGCTTCTTTTTTAGCAACGACTACAGGAATAGGAAAGGCAGAGGTGTTTTATACTACAGATACTTGGACGTTACCAACGGGGGGTAAGTTGGTTCACATTCAACTATGGGGCGGTGGAGGAGCAGGAGGAAGAACGACGACAGTTGGTGGTGGTGGTGGTGGCGGTGGTGGCGGTTATACTGAGTTATTTATCCCAGTGATTAAACTCGCAAGCTCAACTGTACTTGTTACCATTGGAGCAGGTGGTGCAAGCTCAAGTAGTGGAACTGCAGGAGCAGATGGTGGGAATACGAGTTTCGGTACATTCCTTACTGCAGGAGGTGGCGGTGGAGGTGGACAACTAGGCGGTGGCGGGGGCGGTGGAGCAAGGTCTTCAGCAGGAACTAATGGAGGAGCAAGTGGGACAGGAGGAGCCGGTGGGAACGCAATAACTACAAGTGGATATTTTGGTTCGACTGCTGGGTCTCTCAGTGGGTTAATAGGTGGCGGAGGAAGTGTTGGTTCATCAGGAGGAAATACGCCCTTTGAAAACATGGGTGGTGGAGGAGCTGGAGGTGGTCAAGTTGGTGATACACTTACAGGAGGGTCTGCACAAAATGGTGGCGGTGGTGGAGGTGGTGGTGGAAATGACGTTTCAAATAGTTGTATAGGTAATGGGGGCACTTCATTTTATGGTGGGGGAGGAGGCGGAGGAGCTTGTACAGCTAATACCGGAACTGGTGGTGTTTCTACTTTTGCAGGTAATGGTGGTGCCGGTGCTATAGGAGGTACTTCAACATCTGGCTCTTTTCCTGCAGGTGGCGGTGGTGGTAATACAACTGGAACGACAGGAGCAGGTGGAAACGGAATGGCAATTATAACTGTCTACTAACATGGCAAAAACCCCTTCAAAAAAAGAACTCACTAAAACACTGAGTGGGTTAGTGACACAAGCAAAAACTGCATCTGCTACTGCAAAGTCACAAGGTAAAGATACTTCTCAAATAGATGCTCAGACAGCACGCTCTGAATCTATGCTCACCCAAGATAAAAAGACTCCTAGCAAGGCATACTCTGGATCTGCATCTGAAAACGAATATCTAAAATCAGACGCATACAAAAAGTCACTCATGGGTACACCGCTCATTTCCTCACAGCAAGGCAAAAACCTTGTCACAAAGGCAGATACAACAATGAATAACCTTGCACCTGTATCGGCACAACCATCAGCACCAGTATCCGAAGGTGGACAGACAGGTGTCACTACACCAACAACGGGAACCACTACACCAACAACTCCTGCACCAGCAGACAACGCAAATGACTACATAACCTACGTCAACGAAACCACAGGGCAGGAGATGACACTAAAAGGCTCTGCGATTACTGAACAAGCCAAAGCGGATGCTGTAAAGAAAGGATACACCGAAGCCTCAAGTGAAATCAGTGGCGTGAAGACTACTCCCGAAATGGCAAAACTCAAGCGCGAGGTAGACTCTGCAACTCGTGAGACAGACTCATTCATGTCACGCCTTGAGTCAATGCTTATATCTGATAAAGAATTGAGAGGTGATATACGGCAAATAGGTGCTAAATACGAGGCACGGAAGACAGAAATGCAGGATATCAACAATCGAAGGCAAGTAGCAATGGAAACACTCGGAGTACGCACAGGCGCACGCTACACAGGCGGAAGTGGTGGCATTATGGGCGGTATCCTCTCTGAAGAGGAACGACAAGGACTCATGCGTATTGAGAATATTGAGAACGACAAGCAAGACGCTATGATGAGCGCAAAGAAAGCAGCGCGTGACCAGAACTTTACTCTCTATACAACCCTTGTGGCGAAGGCAGAGAAAATGCAAGAAAAGAAGGCGACTGAATTGCAGGCTTTGAAGAAAGCACAGGCGGAGCAGGACGCGAAAATTGCGGAGGAGAAGCAACAAACTGAATACGATGCACTTATTGCAGAGCAACTTGGTGCGGGGATCACTGATTCAACAAAACTCTTTCAAGCACTCGGTGGGAAAGTACCTTACGACAAAATCCTTGAGGTTGCTAAACTTCTTCCAAAGGCACCCGAAGACTTTACCCTTTCAGAAGGACAGAAACGCTTTGATGCAAAAGGGAATCTTATTGCTTCGGTGGGGAAGACGTATGCGCCAAAAACAGTACCAGCAGGGATGACCGCAGGGCAGGTGTCGGCATTTAATGGAATTGTAGGGAAATACAATGCTTCACCTCTTATCGCGGCCTCTGATAGAACCGTTGTACTTAAGAACTCTATCGACCAAGCACGGGAGAAACCAAGTGACGGTGCAACACAACTTAACCTCGTATATTCATACATTCAAGCCCTCGACACGTATCAAAGTGCCGTGCGTGAGGGTGAATTGGGACTTGTAAACTCTATCGACTCAAAAGTAGGAAAGGTAGAAAACTGGAAAGAACAGATACTGAATGGGCAAATTGTGCGACCAGAGGTTACAAAGCAGATAGCAGACGCGGCTGAGAATCTTGTCAACACCATTGATGAAGGTGCGGCACGTAAAGCAAAATCATTTGAATCACAAGCGAATACCGTAGGACTCGGGGCACAGTGGAAACAATATACAGGCGGTTTTGAACAGTCATACAACAATGCCGAGACACCAGACTACAGCAACGCATCAAATGCTGACCTTCTTGGAACTCCTGAGGATATGTTTACAGACCCTAACAATATTTATTCAACACCATGACATCAACATTAGATAAAATAAAAGCATCAGCAAAAGACCTGCAATCACCAGACCCTGTACTTCGTGGAAAGGCTGAGGAGATAAAGCGAAGGTATCAACTCGGAATGTTCAACCACGAACTCGAAAAGGAAGGCGCAAAGCCTGTGCCTATCAAGAAACTAAACTTTGAGGCGGTGGATATGTCTAAATTTGCAGAAATTCCACAAGAAAAGGGACTTTCAAGCACTGTCCCACAGGTAAACCCTACTTTTACAGACACCATGAGGGAAATGGGTGGAGATGTCATGCAAACTGCTCAAAATATTGGTACTACTATATCGGAAGGTGCGAAAAACGTACAAGATATTGCAGGAAACGATAATTTAAATATTGCACAGAAAAGCATGGGCGTCCTAGGCTCTTTAATGGGTACAGGTGCTCGCACTATTGGTGACGTGACTATGGGCGCAGGTAAAATGGCGCTTACACAAGACGCTGAAGACCAACTTAAGTCATTTGTTCAAGAAAAAGCGCAAGGTATTGCTGAAACTGAAACGGTAAAAAAAGTAGCAGACTGGTATGGCAATTTAACACCCGAGAATAAACTCATTGTAGATAGCGCAGGTGGTTTTGCGTCGCTTGTGTCTGAAATAGTGGGTTCAGGAACAGCAGGTAAAGTGGCTGCTCCAATAAAAGAGGGTGTGGGAACAGCGATTGATACAGCTGTGGATGTTACAAAGAAAGGTATTAAAGTATCTGGTGAACTTGGAAACAAGATACAAGACACTACTCGCGTATCAAGGCTTGCTAATGCAGAAGCAAAAGCAAATGAAGCCGTAAGCCGCATTGTACAAAAGGGTTCACCAGAGGATGTTTTAAAGGCAAAGAAGGCATTGATGGAAGCATCACCCGAGCAACGTGCAAATATTCGTGACTATACTGATATTAAAAACACAGCAGATACAAATATTGAGGCCTTTTCAAAAGCGCAAGATACAGAACTAGGAAAATACACAGATGTGTACACAAAAGACCAACTATCTCGCTACCGAAATGTGAAAGGAATTAATGGTAATACAATCAGTGTTGCTGATGCCCCTGTTATTGATGCTCTTGACCAACTTACTTCCTACTATGCAAAAACAGGTGACAGTGCGAATGCAACTATAGTAAAGCAGTATGTAGACAAACTAAATTCAGAAGGACTAACGGTGTCTGACTTAAATAATATTGCTAAGAAACACGGTGCAGACCTAAACGCATATAATGCAAACAATGAAGTAGCCTCTGGTGTTTCGAAGCAAGCAATAGAAAACACACGACAGGGATTAAAAGATACCCTACGTCAAAGACTACCCAATGATGCTTCTAAGGCACTTGATGAAAGTATATCTGCCCAGTATGCCCTTAAGGAAATAGCAACAGCAGGAGAAAAGAAGGCAGATGAACTATATAGAAAACTTAAAAAAGTGAATCCAATCATACGCGCAGGCCGTGTTGCTGGAGGTGCAGTAGCAGATGTTCTAGACGTACTTACTCTTGGCACAACAAGAGGATTGATATATAAATTATTCCCCCCAAATGTAGGCAATCAAACAATGAACTGGATTGCAATAGAAAAAGAAATTGCAAAAAATGTGAAGAAAATCGACGAACTTATGGCGATTAAAGATGAAAAGAAATTTACGGAAGCAGTAGCAAAATATCTTGAAGAAGCACAACCTGGACTTTCTACCCGTGTAAAATCAAATCTCACCGATGTTCAAAAAGACAATTTACTTGGTAAACTACAGAATGTACAATCAAATGATGTAATGAGAAAGACTGGAGGTATTCAGGGAGACGAAGTAAACCTCGAACTATTTGACCGATTAGAACAACTTAAGGCAAAAGCAGACAAAGCACCACTAACCGAACGTGAATACGCAGAACTCAACGTATTGATGGATGAAGTGGAACAGGGTGCAAAGCAATCTATTGCACCGTCTGCTAAATCAAGCAAAATTCCTCAAACTAATCTGCTCAACGAAGCAAAAAAGTACAAGAGTGCGGAGGAGTTTGTAAGGGCGCAACCGATTGTTTATCACGGTAGCGGAGTACCCCTAAAGAAGTTCAGTAATAAACAGGGAACATTCTTTACGGACGACATGATGAACGCTGAGGGCTACGCAGGTGGCGAGAACGTATATGAGGGATACCTCAATTTGAAGAATCCATTAATAATAGACGCTAGGGGTGCTTTACACCGTGAACTTGATACAAAATGGGGAAATACAACGCGAGAAATTGTGGGTAATGTAGATAAGAAAAAGTATGACGGAGTTATATTTAAGAATATCAAAGATAGTTGGATTGATGATGCAGAAGCAGATATACCAAGTACAATTTACTATGCATTTAAACCAGCAGATTCATTTATAAATGAATCTCAACTCACCGACATATGGAAGAAGGCTAATCCCCAATAAGCGCACCTCCAATACCTAAACAATACAATATGAGAATCCACGGAAAAACAAAAGCAAGAGCGATTAAAGCAACTGCAATAAGCGTATATCCGATAATCTTTCCAAAATTCTCTATAGTCCACCAAATAAACTCACCTATAAATTTAGTCATATACCAAAACCATACGCCCTCATGATATAATTGTCAATATGTCAATAAAGAATTACCTACAAAAGAAGAAAGACCCAGAAGGCTATCTACAAAGGCGAGCACACGAGATTCTTCGTGAACTTGAGGATATTCTTGCGGAAATTAAGCCTAAAGTAGACGCTGAGAATGAGGCTATTGAGAATTTTAAGCAGGAGAAACTTGAGGAAATTGACGAAATGAAAGAGATGATACGTACTTGTGAAGAACAGACACGCACTATTGTGGAACCAAAGATTCAGGAACTCAAGACGTTGATGGACTCATACACAGCGGAGCACGAGTCAGTGAATAGAGAGCATCGAAAGGAAATTGAAAAAGAAATCTCTACAAGTTTTTCTCTCATCACAAAGAAAATTACCGAGGTAAAACTCATGAAGGGAGACAAGGGAGATAAGGGTGATAAAGGAGATGCAGGGGATAAAGGCGGAGATGGATCACCAGACACTGCACAGCAAATAGCAGATAAATTAAACACTACAAAAGAGACTGTGGACATGTCTGTGATTAAAGGACTTCTTAGTATGCTTGAAAAGATAAAGCGTGAGGTATCTAAAAAAGGAGGTGGAAGTCAAGGGGGAGGTGGCATGGGAATGTGGATTCACGAGTCTTTTAACGTATCATCGGCAACAACAACCATAACACTCTCATCAAATGTTGCTGCAAACTCTTTCGCAATTCTTGCATACTACAACGGACAATTTATCGTGCGCGGTACTCACTACACAATAAGTGGAAAGGTAGTTACACTTCTTTTTACACCAGACGACAGCGCAAAAATAGACGTCACTTTTGTTCGTACATGATATAATAGCACAATATGAAACTCTCTAAGACAATTGGTATTATACTTGTACTCATAGCATGTTTTGCTTTCTTTTTTAATTCACCACAAGAACTCTCCGCGCAAGCCCTCCGTGTGCTTACAGGTTCACAAGGTGGCACAGGCATCGGCACCGCCACTCCAGGCGACGTAGGTGACTGTCTCACTGTCTCTGATGATGCACCGTTTACATACACTCTCGGGCCTTGTGGCACAGGAACAGGAGGTGGAAGCTCCAACTGGCTCTACAACGGTTCCCGCCTCTCTCCCTCTACCACCGTGGGTATTGGTGTGTTTGCTTCTTCTACTATCTCAGACCTTTCGAGTACTAATGCAACGGCTACGAATATGAGTGTAATAGGTAATACTTTGTTAAGTACTACTACAATTTATTTAAATGGTGGTTCAAATGGAAATAATGGGTTTAAGGTTATTCCTACAGCAAATTACGGGGCATCTATTTCGAGTGGAGGTGCTATAAATGTCAATAACACACTAAACGGCGGGCAAGGGACTGTGTTTTTGACTTCGCATGGAAGTGGAGCAACAGGAAACAATGTTGAAATGAACTGTAATAATGTGCTTTTTGATAGAAACTGTCTAAATATAGATACTTATGGAACAACCGCAGGGCTTTTTATTAATCAATATAATAATACAAGTAATACAGGGTATGCCTTGGGACTCGCAAGCGCTAATACTCTTGCAAGTACTATGGTCGTCACAGGATACGAACACGCGAGGGGCACTCTGAAAATTACACATTATGGTGAAAAAAGTCTTGATAGCAACTCGGCCGCACTTTCTATTGATTTACGCGCTACTTCAACAAACCAAACAGGTTCGCAAGGTATATATATTGACTCAACCACTGGAAGTACCACGGGTAATTTAATGACAATTCGACAGAATGGTGGCGATGTTTTTACTTTAAAACCAGACGGAAGACTCGGGTTTTTTAACGAATTCCCGCGTGCGATGCTGGACATAAATGGATATGACCCAGCAACTACAACACTCAAAATAAATGCGGTGTCAGGACAAACTGCTAACCTTTTTGAAGCATACGACAACACAGGTGTTCTTAGTACAGTGCTTTCTCCTTTAGGTTTTTTGGGGATTGGTACGACAACACCATCTAACGTGATTGACGTGATTGGAGGAATTAATGCTACAAACTTTAAAACACACAATGTAGCAACTCTTTACGCAAGCACTACTAATTTATCAGTATCAGTTGGTCACCTTGCGGCACCGTGGCTTATGTCTACTTCTTCACAGTTCTTTGTAACGGCAATAGGTCATGGCGCGCTTGCTACAACGCCCGCATCTTCTACTGCGCAGTACAATACAGCAGTAGGTTACAATGCTTTGCAAAACAATACTGTAGGAAATTCAAATACAGCACTTGGTATGCGTACCCTCAATTCCAATACCACTGGTAACTACAATATTGCTGTAGGATATCAGTCGCTCTACTCTAATACAGTTGGTTCAAATAATCAGGGCTTTGGAATCAACACGCTGTATTTAAATAATTCTGGTTCGAATAATATTGGTATTGGCGACAAATCTTTATACTACAACACAACAGGAACTTACAATACTGGAATTGGGACCTGGAGTGGTTACAGCTTTACCGAACCAAATAGACGTTCTGTTGTGGATAGTTACATGCAGTTTTTTGGCTATAATGCAACACGTGATGCATCTGTACCATCAACTACGCCACTGTCTAATGGTATTGCCATTGGTCGTGGCGCAACAGTTGGCTGTAGTAACTGCGTTATTTTTGGAGCCACCAGTTCTCTAGCAGTAAATGTAGGCATCGGTACCACAACACCTTCGCGTCTTCTCACCGTCCAAGGAGATGGATACTTCCTCAACAACATCACATCGGCATCTTCGACTATTACAGGCACCACGACTACAGGAAACCTTATACTCACAGGTCTCCAAACCAACACCACAGGTAATTCACTGTGTCTTGTGGGTACAACCGTCGTGAACGCAGGGGGCACTACGTGCATCACCTCATCAGAGCGATTTAAACAAGATATTGAAAACTTGAGCGACAATAGATGGAGAGAATTACTCCAAATGAACACCAAAGACTTCAACTATAGAGAACAGTACGCAGACCCCGTGCGCGACAAAGGTGGCAAACGTCTCGGTGTCATTGCAGAAGAAGTGGCAAAGATAGACCCCGCACTTGCGCAGTATGACGCTGACGGTAATCCGCTTACCGTTCACTTTGATGGACTCATTGCGCTCCTTATACAAGCGACACAAGCACAACAAGAGCAAATCGACGCACTCGGAAGTAAAGGAAAAAGAGCGGTGACTGATAATTACCAGTGGATTGCAATAGGGGCACTCCTTCTCCTTCTTGGCCGTCAACAATTGCAAATTAACAAACTGAAATGACCCGCAACACCAAAAATGACCATACAGGACGATATATCTCTATCAAATAATTTAATTATTCAATAATATGGACAATGTCTTAATCAAAGAAATAGAAAACCACCTCGCCACTTTTCCTGAACGTCATCGGTATGTAGAGGAAATGAGAAGTGAATGGAAAGAGTTTAAGGAAAGGGAAGACGAACGGAAAAACAAAATTCTTTACGTTATTATCGGGTTTGCTGGAGCACTTATTGCAATTGGTATCTGGGTGGGAACCATGCAGACTCACATCGAATCAGTCACCAACCATGAGGATGAGGACAAAGCACGCTTCACACTTCT